TGGAGCAATGGGGTTTCAAAGGTATTAACTTTCATTGGCAACAACCAAGGAATTATACATGGAATGAACTTGCAGGACAATTGTATGTTGTAGAATATAATGAACTGGATGATCTAATGGCAATACCTTACGCTAAATACATGATAAATAGATAAAAATACCCCTATAGATGACGGTTAAAACAAGTGAAATTAGTCCAATAAGAATAGGAAGTTCGTCTAGTGATATGCGAACAATTTATACTGCCATAGAAGTAACAGAAACAGAAACCACTGATGGAGAACCCATATATACAAGTAAAGTACTAAGATATAGTGATAGCAGAAGAAGTAATCAAACAACTATTGCTACAGGAACAACAAAAGAACCTGGAGTTTTTACTCCTACAAGTAGTGCAACCCTTGAAGAAAAAAAATATTTAACAAAAGGTGGAATTCTTGCAAAAACAATTAAACAACAAGTAAATAGTATAAAAAAAGATTTTGGAAGAAGTCCAATATCTGCACAACAAAAAGAAAATCTTAATAAAATAGCAAGTGCAGCTAAAAAACAATTGACAGAATTTCAAGGTGACCCTCAAGGTGGTAGAGGATCTGATAGATCATCAGTACCAGTATCATCAGGTGGATTTGGTGGTACTGGTGGAGGCGGTGGAGCAAGAACTTCTTACCCAACACTTAGATATCCCGAAACATTAAATCAAAACCAAGACAAATTAAAAATATCAATTCTTAAGTTTGCACCAAAAAAATTCTCAGGTCTTTCTTTTGCTGAGAGATCTACTTTTACTGAGAGAATATTAGGTTCAGTTCTTTTACCAGTTCCTAATGCAGTAAACGATGCAAACTCTTGTAGTTGGGGTCAGGATACAATGAATGCTGCACAAATAGCAGCATCAGATATAGCGATGAAAACTATTACTGAAGGTGCTGGTGCAGGAATGAACACAGCTGAAGGCGTAAAAGACGCAGCAGTAAAACAGGGCGGTGCAGATGTGAAAGATGCATTAGCACAATACTTTGCAGGACAAGCAACAGGAGTTAAAGGTATTCTTGCAAGAACAAAAGGACAAGTTATCAACCCAAACATGGAACTCATTTTTAATGGTCCTCAACTCAGACCATTTAATTTTACATTTAAAATGAGTCCAAGAGATGAAAGAGAAAGTATAACAATTAAAAAAATAATTAGAATGTTCAAACAATCAATGGCACCTCAAAGATCAGAGGCATCACTATTTTTAAAAGCACCTAATACATATAAACTACAATTCTTAGAAGGATCATCAAGAGAACATAAATTTTTACCAAAGATTAAAGAATGTGCAATGACTGGTTTCAATGTGAACTACACACCAGATGGAAACTATGCAACATATAGAAACAGTGCAATGGTTGCTGTTGAACTATCATTCAGTTTCCAAGAACTAGAACCAATCTTCAACAATGATTATGATCAAGATGGTGATGCATCTATAGGTTTCTAATATGCCAAAAACTTACTTCAGACAAATACCAGACCTTGATTACGTCAACAGAACTGATGATGGTAAAGGTATATCAAATTATACAGAGGTCAAAAATCTTTTTAAAAGAGGAAGACTCAGAGCAGATATTTTTCAAGACACAACATTCTTTGAAAAGTATCAAATCAAAGGTGATGATCGTCCAGACAATGTTGCTTTTGAATTTTATGGTTCAGAAAATTTAGATTGGATTGTATTAATATCAAACAATATTATTAATATCAATTCAGAATGGCCAATGACACAGCAATCTTTTGATGAATACTTGCTTGATAAGTATACAACCCATGAAAAAATTAATGGAGTACACCATTACGAATCATTAGAAATTAAAAACTCAGATGGTATTATAATATTTCCTGCTGGTAAACGTGTTGATGAAGATCAAAGTGTAAGTTTTTTTGATACTACAACAAATAGTCAAACCACTGTCTCAAGTATGACTAAACCAGTTACAAATCTAGACTATGAAATTCAAGTTAATGAAGATAAAAGAAATATATTTTTACTCAAAGCAACATACTTAGGTGTTGTGTTAGATGATATGGAAGAAATGATGGAATACAAAAAAGGATCCACTCAGTATGTGAATGGATCCCTAAAACGTGCAGATAATATTAGACTATTTAATTAATTATTCCTCAGCTAATTTCTGGAAATAACTTAGTGCATCATCCTCATCACTAGAGGAAGAACTTACTGCAGCAGCAACTGTTTCTTCTGCCTTGCGTGAATTAAAGTCAGGAGTATAAGAACGAGCATTGTCCTCATTAGAAACCTCTTCGTCAAAACGACGAGCAGGAGTTTTACCTTGACCTAAAACATACTTAAGACGCTTTTCAAGATCATCATAAGACTTGAACTGATCAGGAGCAGTTACAGCAGAAAGAGAATACTCCTTCTTCCATAGTGCTTCTAATGCATCATCATCTTCAAGAAGTGGTGATGGAGAATCGAACTCTGACTTATCATAGTTCCAGAAACCATCCTTCTTAACAATTTTCAACTTGAAGTTTGCACCTTGCCAGAAGTCAAACGGATTGATTGGTGTCTCATCCTCAAACTCAGGCTGCATTGCTTCCATAACTTTGTCAAAGATCTTCTTACCGAACTTAAAGAGAAATACTCCACCCTCGTTTTGAGGATTGGTAGGATCTTTAACAACATAGATGTTGCTATAATAAGATAACTTACGCTTTTGCTTGCGAACAGTATCCTTATCAGACTCATTACCACTGTTCCATAGTTCTCTGTTATAATCAGAGACTGGATCTTTACCACCTGTTGTGGTTAATGAGTTCTCAATATACCACCCACCTGGTCCTTGAAAGGCATGGGAGTATAGTTTTGCCCACGGAATATCCTCACCTTCAGGGGAAGGTAAGAAACGTATGACAGCAAAACCGTTTCCAGTTTTGTCTAGTTCTGGTTTCCAAAGGCGGTCATCACCACCTCCACCAGTATTATTCATTTTCTCTACTTCTTTAACTAATTTTTGTGTTAAAGATCCTAGAGAGGATTGTTTTTTTAAATCCTTAAAAGACATTCAGATTACCTCAGATTTTTTAGATTTGGCTTTTGTGTGATTCCGTAATGATATCAATCAACTTGGTTTGTGTCAAGTTGCTGTTTCATCATGTCAACCATTTGAGACATTTGATTAAACAATACACTCATGTCAACATTGGAAGGAAGTCCCATAAGAGTAGCAGACCTTGCGATCTCCTCCCTCATTTTCTTCGCTTCAGGATCATCAGATAAACTCAGTCTCGCATAAATAACCTGCTGTTTATTAAGCAGTCTCTCTAGGAGTCCAATATGATAGGATTTATCTTCATGATTCATATAGGCAAATTTCATTATCTGCCCATACACCTCCTCCTGAAGTTCAGAGATTTCAGTCATCTCGGCTCTAACTATTTCAGAGTCGAAGAAACTCATTCACTTTCCTCATTATCAACCACTTCAACAGTACCAGTTTCTGGTGCTGCATCTGCTGCTTTACTTTCTTCGATCTGTTCTAGTACATCAACTGCACCTAAAAGTTTCATACGAGTCTCAGTTAAAGTGTTTAACTGATTCGTAATTTCTTTCAACTGTGTTCTTAAATTTTCAAGAACTTCTGCATTTTCAAGAGCCATGAATGACAACCTCCTTCAAGATTTTTTTGTAACGGAATATATCAATATTTAGGAAGGGAGAATACTTTTTAATTTTACGACTGACGGTTTCCCACACAGGGTCATTCAATCGTTTATCAAAGTCTTTCACATACCCAAACACTTCATTACATATTACCATAGTTTCTATGGATATGTCACCCCCCAAATAACTTTTCAGTATGGGTGGGTGACCTTTAGAACAATCAAATACATCATCTACTTTCTTACCATCAAACAAACTGTCAATTTCTTCTCTAAAAACATAGGATAATGATTGAACTTTTTTCTTCCATTCAGTATATCTTCCTTCACCATCCTTAATCATCTCACCAATCCACATTGTTGCTGGATCTGTAGAGTATATAAAATTAGATACAAAGAACTCTTCTACTTCTTTATCATTTTTCTTTCTTGCGAATTTCTCAAACCAAAATCTGTCCTTCCTCTTATAGAAGGCTTGCTTGGTTGCTCTTGTCTTTCCACGATACTTAATATAATCGTAATGGTCTTTAGTAAAGTGATTTTTTAATGACAAATAGCAACGATATGCATCAAAGGCCATCATTTACCTACCTTCTCTTGATTTATTTCTAATGGTAATATGATTACCTTCAATTGTAAACTTCAAGTAATCTCTATGACTCCAACCTAATTTTTCATACATCTTGTTAAGTTTATCCATATCTTCCCATAGATCTGTGGGAGTGGGTTCTCCCCAAAAAGGATTGTCATCAGGATCATTCATAGTGGTAATTTCGCTCTTGAACTTCTCTTTAAAAAATTAAGTTCCTGTGCTTCATACTTGATTTTTTCTTTCAAAGGTTTAGAAATAAGTTTAGGAACTGATTCTAAATCAATTGCATTTAAATCACAAAAATAAACAATGGCATCAATGTAATTTAAATTTTCTTGTTTTTGAACGAGTTGTTCAATTTCTTGTGCGAAACGAGCAGGACAAAAGAATTTATCCTTCAATGCCTGTTCTAGTTCATTCTCCATTGTCTGACCTAGTATTGTGAGATACAAATTCTTTAATGTAACGTACTAACAATTTAATATAATCCCCTTTGTTTCTTTTGTCAAATACTTTTACATCACCACTAGGTGTAACCATAATAGTGATAAGTTTTTTGACAGGGATTTCAGTTAGTTCGTAGTAAGCAGCCGCATAAAAAGTTTCCTGAACGAAATAGTTTTCCAACCATTTCTCAGGTTTAATCTTCCCAGATGTTTTAAAATCTATGACCGCTAGTTCACCTTCATATTCTGCTATACAATCGACTCTACCTGCAAGACCAAGGTACTCAGAGTAAAGGGTTCTTTCTATAGCATGTATGTTATTTATCTTGTCCAAATAAGGTTTGGCATGATGGAACATAAACTGGGTTGCAGGTTGAAACTCATTCCAATCTATTTCGTTGTTCCTCATATACACTTCAACTGCTTCATGGAAATCAGTTCCACGAGTAGTTGCTTTCTTAGTAATACGATTTGCTTCCTCAATACCAACTCGCTTACGCCAGTCAATAAAGATCTGTCTATTATAAAAAGAAGTTACTGATGTAATAGAAGGAACCCAACTACCATCAGGTAATTGATACAGTCTACAGCCAGGGGTTTCTTTTTTCTCTAGTTCAATGTCACCTAAGAAATTATGATGGGTAAAATTCATGCACCAGATTCCAATTTAGCAAGAAGATATTCTTTACACAATCCAGAACGAACAATATCATCGACTCCAAATTCTATAAGATCAAATGATGGCATGATCCTAAGAATCTTCATAAAGTCACTAATACCATTCCTCTCATTTTGTTTCAGAAGATCGGTTTGAGTTGCATCACCACAGAACATAATCTTGGTGTTCTCTCCAACCCTTGTTATTATACTATCAAGTTCGTGAAAATTCAAGTTTTGAAATTCATCAACTATAATAATTGCTTTATCAAAAGTTGTTCCACGAATGAATGATGTACTCCAGAAACCAATAGTTCCTTGAGTCTTAAGATTACCATAGAGCATTTCAAAATCTGCTTCAGTCGGCATCTCAAACATATACTTCACCATATTCTTATAAGGAATCTGATAAAGGAATGACTTATCCTCATGATCACCAGGCAAGAATCCTATCTCTCTAGTTGCCACTAAAGATCTTACAATGTATATCTTTTCATATGGTGTACTTTGATCCAGTACATCGCACAATGCATTATAGAGTGTGACAAAAGTTTTACCAGTTCCTGCTGCACCATATGCTATTAAATTTTTACCAGATTCGTAAGCATTAAATAATACCTTTTGATTTTCAGTAAGAGGTTCAACCTCTCTCATAGAATCTGCATTAATTGGTTTCTTTCTTTTCATCTGTTTGGCAGTTAAACCAACTCCAATGGGTTGATCTGCTTTCTTTTTACGTGGCATACTGTTTAATCAGGGTCGGTCATTACGGATTGAGTTGCAGACTCATAAGAGCCTTTCTTAGCTAATCTTCCAGAGATACCTCCAGATTTTTCAGCCTTCTTAAGAACTTCACCCCATCCAGGATTTTTATTTACAAGTTTATCTCTCCACTCACCAACTTCAACTCCTAAACCAGGCATGGTAGAGGGATCAGAATAGTCTCTTTCCCAATCAGGATTATCATCTTTCCACTGATCCCAGTCATGAACACTCATCACGACTTCTTTTTGCTCACCAGTTTCTTGATTAACGACAGGATATGTTGCCATATGAATACAATAATAGGTAGTTATTTAGACCCACTCAAGGGCTTCTGAGACTGCAGGGAACTGTTCGGTAAACACCTTCCTACATGCTTCTGCAATTACCATGTGCTCTTTCTGAGTACCATGTGCAGACCTTAGATTAATATAATGAATCCAAGAACGACATGAACCAGTCATATAGATTCTAGTGGGAGTACAAAGTGGTAGTACCATTCTAGCACACTCTTTAGCAACACCCTGACTAAGCATCTGTTCATATAAGGATTTGGCAGAACTGAACAATGTAATCATCTGACGATTAAACTTATCAGTTATCTCAGGATCTAAATCATCAGTAGAATTCTGACGATTCTTTGCATCCTGTCTACGAAGTTCTGGTAATTCTATATCACCTAGAGATGTAGTCTGTGCATACCTCTGAGAGAACTCTTGGAATGTGAAACTTCTATGTCTTAGTATCTGTGCAGCAATAGCACGAGTAGTCTCTATCTCAAGAGTCATTGTAGACTGCTCAAAGACACTCCAATGATTATGCTTGATACAATACTTTAATAGTCCTGCATACTTTTCATTATCCTGATTAGATGGGTTAGATACTCTAGCAATGTATGCCATGAGTTGCTCCGCATCAGGAGTAACACTAACAAGTTTTACAGTCATTCATCATCCTCAAATACTTCATCATAGTCTGCCATTGATCCTACATGCTCCTGATAGTTTTCTTGTTTGTAAGCATCAACATCCGAATAAACTTCAGATTCAAGTTCTTCCACAATCTCTTTAAGAGCCATGACAAGAACTTTTAACTTTGATTTGTTCATTCGGATTGCTTTTCAACTAATTATAGTACAAAAAAAGAGGGGTGTAAACCCCTCCCCCATTTTACTGGTAAATTTTTTCAAGCATTAACAAGTTCTTTATCGAACTTAACACCACGATAAGTCATCTCTGTCTTAGATGATGCTGTCTGGTTACGCTTGTCGTTGGTGTCATACTTAACACCACGGTATGTGACTTGTGCCATTGGATTACTCCTAAAGTAGTTGGATTTTAAGGCCCGTTCCTTTAGTCGGCTTTTGCGTCCTCAAAGCATCCCTCTTCAGTACTCATCTTGACCTGCTGAACTAATTCAGCACGGTTCTCAGTAGAAGGTGCCATTCGAGAAATAATATCCTCGGCACTTTCACATGATAAAAGAGTAGCGATTAGAAATTCCATAAGGATGAACGATCCGTTCCGAGTCGGCTTACTTGCGTCTCTTGTGAGATGAACGTAAAGGTATGTTAGCATACCCTAACTATATAGTCAAGCAGTTTTGTATTTTGTGATACAAAACTTAAAATTATAAAATAACTTCTCCAATAACCCATGATTTAAATCCATTTTTAAAAATAAAATCTTGAATACTTTCTACTCTATCTGGAGGGATCACTAGACAATATCCAATACCCATATTAAATGTAGTAATCAT